TACACAACCATGACCTTATACCGCTACTACTGCTGTGAGTCAACTGACGGCAGACACTTTTGCTTTATGGCATCAGACGACATGGAAGCTGCTTACAGGGCAGACTCTATGTGCAAAGAGTGGTACAACACCACCCTCAAGGACGTGTACCTTGACAAACACAACAACCCAAACAGACGTTACAGACCTTATGACAAAGAAATACTTTCCCAACAACTATGATAGAATAGCCAAAGCACCAGCTCAATGGTTTATGTCTATAGATTACGAAGATTTTATGGATTGGAAGATGAACGGCTGGGACATACCAGAGTCACATGACTGTATCATACGTACAATCAACTGCAAGACTGGTAAAGTCAAGGAGTTTGTGTATCAGCAGCACAAGTCTGCTCGTAAGAAGGTCGCTAAACTTATAACTGAACAAGAGGAGGAGTTCGTTATTTGTACACACGATCACATACAGCACATGAAACCTTACAAATACCTAACAGACAATGAAAAGAAACAAATTGATCCCTTCGAGTGATATTTATACATACCATTCGCAGGCTCTAGATATGCTAGACACAAATCATCCTTACTACAAGGAGATAGAACAACACCTACTTGCACAGATAAAAGATGAGCTATCAGACAGATATAACACAAGACCAAATTACGGAACAACTGGAACTGGAGAGATCACAGATCAGTCAGGGTCTGAAGAGGTTGCGTGACCAGACGTTTAAGTTAGAACAACAGAATTATTCGTCAGCAAGTATATATGGCGTGAGTAGTATCGACACGCTGTTACCACACGTTGTAAAACGTATAGAAGATACAAATACAAAGATACATCAAGGTAAATATGGTGCTGCCTTCAAGGACATACACACATACTTATCTGAACTAGAAGCACTAGCTGCGGCTGCTATCGCCTGTAAGATTACATTTGATAATGTATTCGGTTACAAAGATAAGTGCAACACAGCTACAAACATATGTAGTGCCATCGGCAAATCTATCGAGGATGAATGTCAGATGCGTCACTACGAGGAGAACGCACCAGCTCTACTTAAGACACTCAAGGATAACTACTGGCACAGAGCCATTGGTACACAACAGAAGCTCGTAGTAATTAGGACGCTAATGAACAGATACAATGTTAAACCATGGACACCGTGGGGTACATCCATTCGTACAAAGCTAGGTGGCTGGTTACTTGACTGCATCATGGATGCAAGTGGCTGGTTCTACAAGCAAAGAGTACGTGTTGGACGTAAGACTACTGTGTACATCGTACCGACAGCTGAGTTCATGGACATCAAGGATGATGTCATGGCAAATGCAGAGCTATTTTCACCACTCGCTTGGCCGATGCTTGTACCGCCTCGTGACTGGACAAACAATGAAGCTGGTGGATACATCCTAAATGAAGTTATGCAAGGTCACGAGCTAGTCAGGAGAGGCGATCACGCCCTTATACAGGGAGAAATTCCACTGTCTTTTCTCAATAAAATACAACAGGTAAAATATCGGTTAAACCCGTTCATAGTAAACACAGCTATGCTGTTAGAGGAAAGAGGTGTCAGTGTTGGTAAATTTCTACCTATCGTACATTATGACTTACCACCAAAGCCAGTCGACATTGCTGAGAACAAAGAGTCTCGCAAGAAGTATCGACGTGAGGCAGCAGAGGTAATGAATAAGAGAGCAGCAGAGTTCAAGAGATCCTGCCGCACACGAATGACTATGGAGGCTGTCGCTCGCTTCAAGGACAGAGAGTTTTACATTCCGTGGTCATTCGACTATCGTGGAAGAGCATACCCAATACCCGCATTTCTCACACCACAGGACACTGATTTTGGTAAAAGTTTACTTAACTTTGCCGATGCTGCTGTCATGACCGAGGATGCAGAGGAGTGGTTAGCTTTTCAAGTAGCCACAACTTACGGATTGGATAAAGCTACCATGCAAGAGAGACTGGATTGGACACGTACCCATGTCTCGCTAATCGCACGTGTCGCACGGAATCCTATTGATCACATAGGAGACTGGGAAGGTGCAGATGAACCTTGGCTATTTCTAGCAGCTTGTGAAGAATACGACGCTTGTTGCTTACGTCAGACACGTAACCTCACCTCCCTGCCCGTTGCTACTGATGCTACATGCTCAGGTCTCCAAATATTGGCTGGCCTAGCCCGTGATAAGTCAACAGCTAGACTTGTCAACGTAGTGCCATCAGACAAACCACAAGATGCCTATGCAGTTGTTGCACAGATATCTAGTCCTTACATACCAGAGAAGTATAGAGCTGTTTGGGATAGAAAGTGTGTTAAACGCACAGTTATGACTATACCCTACAATGCCAAGGCTTTCTCCAATAGGTCTTACATCAAAGACGCACTTCAAGAGAAGGGTGTGGATGTAGACAAAGATGACCTCACAATCATCGTCCAATCAGTTCGTCAGGCTATGCAGGCAGTAGTGCCCGGGCCGATGTCAGTTATGCGATGGATAGAGTTGGAGGTCGGTAAAGCCATCAAGCGTGGCGAAGACCACATAGAATGGACGACACCTTCTGGCTTCTTAGTTAGACAGCGTTACTTCAAGAAAAAGGTAGAACGCATACAACTACAGCTATTAGGTCGGTGCGATCTTTCTGTCGCTGTAGAAGACGGGAAGGATGTCGACATCAACAGGCACAAGGCAGCTACAGCTCCTAACCTTATCCATAGTTTAGATGCAAGCCTCTTGCACCTCGCTGTGCGTAAATTCGATGAGCCGATTGCACTAATACATGACAGTGTGTTAAGCAGGGCTTGCGATATGGGTAAACTTAGTGCTATAATAAGGGAGACATACATGATTCTGTTTGCAGAACATGACTACCTCAAAACCTTTGCTTTATATGTCGGAGCAGAGACAGAACCACCGATCATAGGCGACTTACAGCCTGAGACGGTTATTGAATCAACTTACTTTTTTTGTTAAATATGCCCAAGAACGTACACGTTACTGACGAAATCAAATTAGAAGGCTTTCAAGCCATACTAGAACCCGGCAAGTTCGGTTACTCACTCGCTGCTATTGTTGGCGAAGATGTAATTGACAAGCTCGAGACAGAGAGAGCAGAAGTGCTCAGATGGGCTGAATCAAAGCTCAAGAATCCAAAGAGAGCCACCCTAAAACCTACACCATGGGAAGAGGTAGCTGATGGTAAATTTAAAATCAAGTTCTCGTGGGGAGAAGACAAGAGACCCGGTGTTGTCGACACAGAGGGTACACCAGTCACTGATGCAAAGACACCACTATATGGTGGATCAACAGTTAAGCTTGGTTTCTTTCAGAAGCCTTACATACTCAGGGATGGCGTTACCTACGGAAGTTCTCTTAAACTGCTTGGCGTACAAGTTGTTGCTGTAGGAGAAGGTGCTGCTGTAGACACAGATAGCATGGATGAGAAAGCAGTTGCCGACATGTTCGGTACAACTGAAGGCTTTACTGCAACAGCTGTCGGTAGAAACCCAGAGACAGAAATAGCGAATGTCGAAGAAGAAGAAGACTTTTAGGTCTAAGCTCGAAGAGAGCGTCGCAGATGTATTGGATAAGGTAGGTGCTAAGTATGAGTACGAAACTCACAAAGTTGCATACACCATACAGCATCTATACAATCCTGACTTTGTTCTGGTCAATGGCATAATGCTAGAGACTAAGGGCTACTGGGACGCAGAAGATAGACGTAAGATCAAGGCAGTCATGCGAGACAATCCTGACCTAGACTTACGTATGGTATTTCAAGCTCCTTTCAATAAGATCAGCAAGAAATCCAAAACAACTTATGCCCAGTGGTGTGAGAAGCATGGCATCAAATGGGCAGCAGCACACGCAATCCCCATAGATTGGTTAATATAATGAATGAAAGCGAATTTGTGGCACACGAACCTTGCAGTAATTGTGGTTCGTCCGATGCTAACTCTGTTTACTCGGACGGTCACAAGTTCTGTTTTGCGTGCCAAACATACACCCCTGCGGAAGGGGACACACCTACTACACGCATGAACAATGACAACAACACCAAAGCAAGATTCCTCGGAGAAGCAGAAGCCCTTAAAAAGCGAGGAATCAGCGAAGCTACCAACAACTTCTACCGCATATACAGATACGGTAACACCCTACGTTTCCCATATTATGGAACAGATGGGTCAGTTGCTGGGTTTAAAATCAAGACTAAATCAAAAGAGTTCCATTACGAAGGAGGATCTACAAGCACGCTTTTTGGTCAACACCTATTTCCTACAACTGGCAAGCGAATTGTTATCACTGAAGGAGAACTAGATGCAGCCTCTTGTTACGAGGTTATGTCAGGTTGGCCGATGGTCAGCCTACCTCATGGTGCGGCAAGTGCCAAGAAAGACCTCCAAAAAGCGATCCCCTTCTTGCAAGGATACCAAGAGATCGTCCTGTTCTTCGACAACGACGAAGCAGGGCGTCAGGCCACTGAATCTGCCACGGGAATACTCCCATCTGGCCGAGTCAAAGTTGCCCGTCTCGAGAATTATAAAGATGCTTCAGATGCTCTCCAAGCTGGGGATTCTGACAGCATCAGAAAAGCCATCTGGGACGCCAAGCCATACAGACCAGACGGAATCATAGATGGTAAAAATCTATTCGATGTAGTAACCGAACCCACCAAACCATGTGACCATGAGTATGCGTATCAAGGTTTGAATGACAAGCTACACGGCATAAGATATGGCGAACTTATTACGATCACAGCCGGTACAGGCAGTGGTAAGACTTCATTTGTTAGAGACTTAGCTTCTCACCTATGCAAACTAGGAGAGACAGTTGGTATATTAGAACTGGAGTCCAATACAAAACGTACAGCTCTTGGCTTGATGTCATCAGCTGTAGGTAAAGCACTCCACATCGGAGAACACGAAGAAGAAGAACTTAAGGAGGCTTTTGATGCTACGCTTGGTAATTGGAACGTCTATCTTTTTGATGGCTTTGGTAGCTTTGACCCAGATGTTATTTACAACAGGATCGAGTACCTTGCCAGTGGATTGGAATGTCGTGTTATATTCCTAGACCACCTGTCAATATTGCTCTCAGGACTTGACGGTGATGAGAGACGTATGATAGACTCTACCATGACTAGACTACGTAGTTTAGTTGAACGTACAGGTATCACACTTTATTTAGTATCACATTTAAGGAGAAGCAGCAATGACAGTAATACGCACGAGGAAGGAGGACGTGTATCCCTCGGACAACTACGAGGATCTCACTCGATCTCTCAAATCAGCGATTGCGTCATCGCTCTGGAGAGAGACCAACAAAGCGAAGATAGCAACAATACAACAACTGTGCGAGTTCTTAAAAACCGTTACTCAGGAGAGGTTGGAGTCGCTACAAGACTAACGTACGATTTAGAAACGTGCCAATTTTATGAAGCAAATGAAACTGAGACAACACCAATTTTCGACGCAAGTACAGACTTCTGACTTGCAGAAACCAAACACACCCACCAGACAAGCAAAGAAACGTGCAAAATTTAGAGACAAAACCTACCACGCTCCTGTTCGATCTGGAGACAACACCTCTAGACGCACAAAAAACTGATATACACTGTATCGTCACACTTGACTATGAGACAGGTGAGACTACCAGATACAATGATATTGGAGGAGAACAACCTATAGTCAGAGCAGTTCAGTATCTAGAACTAGCTGACACTATTATAGGACATAACATCATAGGATTTGATATACCTGTGTTGAAGAAGATATACCCATGGTTTAAACCAAAGGGACGTATCGTAGATACATTACTATTATCAAGGCTATACCATGCTGATATGCTTGAAGTCGATAGAAAGACTAAGCCAACTGGTATGCCACCAAAGCTGTACGGGCGTCATTCGCTTGAATCCTACGGCTACCGATTAGGAGAATACAAAGGGGACTTTGGTCAAACTTCTGATTGGTTAGAATGGAGCAAGGAAATGGAAGACTACTGCGTACAGGACACTATTGTTACCAAGAAGCTATGCCAACATTTCCACCCTTACCTGATTGGGTCCAACTAGAACATCAGGTTGCACAAATACTACAAAAACAAGAAGAGCATGGATGGTACTTCAATGAACAAGAAGCCTGTAAACTCGAATCATCTCTCAGAGGAGAGCTGGAAGAAACTACAGCAGTACTACGCACAAAATACGGGTTCGTTGCTGGAGCGTTGTTTACACCTAAGCGAAATAACAGGACACAAGGGTACGTACAAGGATGCTCATTTACAAAACTTAAACAACTTAACCCCACCTCACGAGACCACATAGCATGGATACTGAAGACCCACGAAGAGTGGATACCAAGCCAACTAACCGCCACAGGCAAACCAGTCGTAGACGAGACAGTATTGAAAGATATTGGGTCGGAGACAGCCCTGTTGTTTCTGAAATGTCTAGATATTACCAAGAAATTGGGGATGATCTCGGAAGGCGTGAACGCATGGCAGAAGCTATCTACGACGTGTAACAGAATACACCACCATTGCTCAGTCGCAACGAACACTTTCCGTTGTGCACATAGAAAACCAAACCTCGCACAAGTACCATCAGATGAAAGATTTAGAAAACTATTTCAAGCTACACCTACTAAAGTTCTGGTCTCTGCCGATCTTAGCGGTATTGAGCTCAGGATGCTCGCTCATTATCTCGCCAGATATGATAAAGGACGGTATGCTAGAATCCTTACCACAGGAGATATACACCAAACCAACGCAGACAGAATCGGGATCACAAGACGACAAGTCAAAACAGTCAC